TATTTCAAGACATCATCAGGCGTGCCAGATATAGCTTTTACAGCCAATTCATCTAGCTTAGCCATTGAGGCTTCAACTAATTCTCTTGTTGCTAAAATATATTCAGCATTAAGCGTATCGCCTTTTTTTAAATTTAATAATGTTGCTGATAACTTAGTTTGATCTTTTTGTAATATATCAGCTAAGGCTTTAGTTGCTTCATTAGTTTGAACATTTCTTTTTCTGTTACCAATATCTTTTTTGTAACTTTCAGAAATTTCATCAATGAATTTTAAAATATCTTCTTTAGACTGAATTTTATTAATATTAAAATCATCTAGCTTTTGTGGTGTAATCTTTCCACCAGCTTTAATTTTATATAAAATTTGGTCTGCTCTCTCATCAGGTTTAGGAACGTCAACTTTAGTCTTAACCTTAGTCGTTAATTGACCGTCAACAACTTCCTCAGCTTGACCATCAATTGTAACTTTTTGTTTTTTATCAGTATCTAGTAATTTATTTCTTTTAAACTTAGGACCTAAAATTTTTTCATCTATAATTTTTTGTGCATCGTCTAAAAGATTTTTACCTTCTTCTTTGGTAAATTGTTTACCAATTTGTCTAACGTTAACCATTAGTGAATTTCCTTTTTTGAAAAAAAACAAATATGTGAGGATAAATGTTTTTTACTATTTTTTTGTTGTTTCTGAAATAATATTGTTTTCTATACTCTCTGATACATTCTCATTAAGCTTACTCGCTGCCTCACCACTTGCAGTAGCGCCACCAACAGTGATTGCGTTTTGTTGCCAGTTAGATCTTTTTATTGCTTTAAGAATTGGAAATAATTTGTCAAAAGCAAATCCCATTCCACCGTACTCGATTAACTGAACTCCTTTATCAAATAACTCCTCAGCTGAGGTTTCTTTCGGTAAATTTATAAATTCTTTAAAATCTTTAATTGTTTCTGTATCTAATAAAAAACTATCACTCTTATTGAAAGCTAGGCTTGTTCCTAAAGCAAAAGAAATAGGTAATCTGTATTGTTGTGGCAATCCAATTGCTTTTAATTTTTTATATATTGGAACGGTATAAGCAGCATCTTGTCCAGCAACTGCTAACATTTTAGATACTAATGGACTGTCTTTATCTAATTCATCAAGTCGTTTTAATTGGTTATTAATTTTATCTTTAACAAACTCGTATGAACTATTTGGATTAATGCCAACAAAGTTTGTCACATTATTTACAAAATCAAATCCATTGGTGATGCCTTTAGTAAAACTAACAATCATATCTTTCGGCATACTTTTCACAAAATCAACTACATCATTTGCTAAGTCTGTTTTTTCTTCTTCCTTAACTTCACCAAAAGTAATAGGACCAGCTTCAACATCTGGCTCTTCATCAACGTATAATGCTGGATCTATGTTGTTATTCTTTAATAAATTATAGCCTTCATCCGAGTATAATTTTTCACCTTTTTGAATATTTAAATAAAAATCAATTAAATCCATATTAACCTTCGTTCATAGACTTTTTAGATATTGAAAGTTTGCCTAGTACTTTAAAGTTTGAAACGTTCTCAAATCTTTTTCTAACTTGATAAACGTCTTTGATTAAATCTAAGTTTCTAATGTTTGTTTTATAATCAGATATGTTTTTATCTTTAGAAAATTTTTCAATGGCTTTCTTATAAAGATCGTTAAATCCTTCCTCTGGATTTTTATTAATAAGTTGTTGAACATCAACTAACTTAAATCCAATTGGTTGAGGCAAGTCTGTTAACTCAGGTAAATCCTTTTCACTAATATTAGTAATAACTTTTAAATAAGCTTCCTCAGGTGATAATCTTTCATTAACTATGTATGAATTATAACTTTCTATAGCATTATTAGATTTAATTTTTGTTTCAGCTACTTTTGAACTATCGTTTATAAATGAAAGAGAGTTTACGTCTTTTATAGATAACTTAATTTGTTCTTTAAATTTATCGTAATTTGATTTGCCTAGTTTATCATTTTTATATTTTTCAATAATTCCTTTGTACATCACAACATCTTTTGGGTTCATACCTTCAAGAATTGATTTGTTGGAATTTAAATCAGAAATGATTTGATCTAACTCGTTTGCTGATTGTGCAATTGCTATTTGAGAATTAATTAAATCGGCAATATCTAAATCAGACTGTTTATTAGGATTATGATAAAATTTTAATAAAGCATTGTACTGAACTGTATTTAAACCATTTTGATTATATACATCATAAATTTGATCTAAAGATGGTTTGTTCTTTGTTGGATCATCAATGGCTAAATTAATTTCATTTATGACTGTTGCAAAATTATTTAATTGAGTTTCCGTATCAAATTTTTGTTTTTTAATTTCTGCTTCTTCTTGATTTAAAATATTTGAAATAGTTTTAGTACGACCATACTTTAAAAATCTTTCTGCACCTAAGTCACCAAATTGCTCTTTAATTTCTTTAACTACGTTTGGATCAGTTACATCAACGTTACCATTATCTATGCTTTTAATTAAAACGTTAGCAACATATAAACTATCTTTTTCTTCTTTTAATTTTTCAAAAGCTGCTGGACCATAAAAAGTTTGATTACTTGGATTAGAAAAAAAAGTGTTATAATTTCTTGTTCCAGTACTTCTTCTAAGAGCGCTATCACTCGTCATATCAAAAATATAACTGTTTAACTCTTTGTCCTTATTTAGTTTTGAAGTCTCAACGGAATTATTAATTATTTTTTTAGATAAATTTAAACCTAAGTCTAATGTTTGATCTCTTAAATATTTATCAACTTTTCTCTTAACGTTTTTATTTGAGGCATCAAACTCAATGTTAGCTAAGTCATTATTAAATGCTAAAACACCTTCCTGAACTTTTGTGCCTGTAGAGTACTTGTTATAAATCTCAGCTATCTTAGGATTAAGTTTGCTAATGATTTCTGTTGTTTCGTTTGCCTCTTCTTCTTGTCTATTCGTCTGTGCAACATCTTCAATGATCTGACCAATAGATCCAATGCCTTTGCCTAAATTAGTAGCTAAAGATAAAGGTAAAGTTAAAGATCCTGTTTGTGGAACCTCAGGAGGTCTAACTTTGTTTTGAACTTGATAAATTTTAAGTACAGCCATTATCCTAATAAACTTCCTGTTTTATAATAACTACTGCCAGCTGATCCGATTGCTTTTGCAAACTCTGCATTTCTTGTCATCTGACCACTAAATCTTTCGCCAGCACCTTTAGCTTGTAATAATAAAGATTGATTAAGCTGATCGTTAAAATCCATTTCAGCATTAAACTCAGCAATTGCTAAATCAGTAGCTTGGTTAACTTTAAATTCTAAAGCAGCTAAGTAAGGACTGTCACCTTCTCTAAACTCGACACCACTTTTTAAAATGCTAACAAAAAAATTTGAATATTCTCGATTGTTTTGTTTTTCAATTAATGGTTTGGTAACTTGATTAAATGTAGCTTTGCTTATTTCTGCTCTACGTTTAGCTAATGCTGCTTGTTGATTGTAAACACTTTGATTGTACTTTCCTAAAGCATCTGCACCTATACCACCAACAATATTTCCTATAGCACTCATCTTAATATATCTTCGCCATTCTGTAATAGTTTGTTTGATTAGGTCCGTACTTTTCCATAAGACCTTCGTTCTTAAATCCTAAAAATTTTGCAAACTTCAAACCCATTTCAAAGTTTTCTTTAACAGTCGTCTGCAATCTATAAATTTTATTATTTTGACAAATTAAGTCTGTTCTTTTTTTTATTAAAGATGCAGCTTTAATTTTGTGTTTAAATATCTCTTTGCTTGCAAGCACCCATCCTTCAGCCACACCAAACCAAAGAGGAAAAACGCCACCGCTAACAATAGGCTGATTGTCATACAATAAAGTAAAAGCCATACTAGGTATTGGAACGTCGATCCTATTTTCTTTATAACTGTTATCATCATCCATTAACTCATCATTCATTCCAATCGACATCATATAATCGCCGTGCAGACGTTGATAAGGAACAATTTTATAATTAGCCATCACTTGTTACGACTGTCGGATAAATCGCTAATACAGAAAGTGGTAAAGGTTGATCTTGTTTTACAAAGATAAATCCATCCGTATTATAATCGTCTCTAAATTCAATTTCTTTATCACCAGCTATTAAAGTAGAAACTGCTGTGTCCATTGGATCTGACGAAGTTCTAAACGGTACTGTTTCTAATTCTGTTAATGATGGACCAACTTTTACACCAACTGTTTCAAATAATCTTAAAACAACTTTTGAAATTCTTTTTGTTTTACCTTGCGAAGTTCCTTCGGCAGCTCCACCTTCAATTCGCATTGTTTGTAGAATACTGTCATAAGATAAACCAACCACTGCTTTTTCAGTAGAACGATCTAAACTAATTGAACCTGAACTAACTGTTTTATCAGCGTGTGTTGCACCATCTGCTAAAATTGAAACGGTTTGTCCTTCTAAATGACCTAAACCACTTAATGTTGTAGTAGCTGCACCATCGTAAGTTAAATGACTATCTAAAAACCTAAAATCAGTTGCTGTGGTTTCATCAAAATCAAAGTCAGAAAAGACCTCAACATAACGTTTAGTAGCGCCATTTATAGTTCTTTTAATAATAACCCAAAGTTCATCCTCAGTTAAAACACCTGAGATTGTTGCAATACTTTCGCAAACGGCATTGCCTGAGCTAAAGGATCCACCAAAAATGTGTCTATGCCAAGCAACAACATTCTCAGATCGTTGGTAAGTTAAACCAGCTAAAACTCCATCTTCTCTAACGCACCATAAAATACTGTCAGGTTCTTGTTGGTAAGCCATTTCGTTTATTCCTGACTTAGTAACAATATCATTTAAGATCGTTAGGTCAGCAGCTTGGTAACCATCAACATCAAAGTTATAAGCTAACTCTCTAATTTTTCTTTTTGCTTTTTGTAAAAATAAAATTGCGTTACCAGCAAGTTGAGCATCTACATTTGCTGTACCATAAGAACTTTGTCTTTTAATAGTAATGTTCGTTGGTGTTACTGCTGCATCTGTTCCATCTGCTGAAACTGTAAACTCACCACCAGTTGTGCCGATGATTAAAGTTCGTTGTGCTTTTAAATAACGAATAGCATTTACTTGGTTTGAAGCAATCGTGTAAACCATAGCATCATCTGCATTTGTGCCTGTTGTCATATTTTCATAATCACCTGATTTAGAAAAATATAATGTTTGAGGCTCTGCTGTTGTGCCGCTAAAAACTAATCGTTGTTCAAAAAATGTTACTGCTGATGGATGTCCAGTTGCCGTTGAGAATGCTCCAAGCTTCCAATCTACAGTAGCAGTAGTGTTATCAAAATCACTTTTAACATCTGCGGTAACTTGAGTTCCTGATGTATAAGCTGTTATTTCTGCATAACCGTTTGAAAAATTTATTAATCTACCAACATCAGTTGACAGAAATGTACTTACACTTGCAGTAATGGTAATGCCTGATCCTGTGGTTGCTGACGGTGTCATTGTAACAGCAGTTGTGTTTGGTTCTAAATAAGGTCCGTCAGTAAAGACAACTTCATCTAAACTCCACGCTGCGTGTCCAGTTCGACTTAATTTTTGTACTGGATGACTTGGATGTACGATGTACATAACGTCGGCAGACTGAGCAAATTTAATGTCAAATAATTCTGCTTCTAAATAAGGTGTAGAAATTTCATAAGCAGATCCACCAGATAAAATTTGTCCTTTGTCTTTGTAAAATCTAATGTACTGATCACCAAACTCTAAAACATAAGTTTGTGTCGTAGAAAATTCAAAAGGTATTAATCTTGTTTTCTTTGTACTGTCTTTAACTTCTGCAATAAATTGAGTGCCAACTCTTCTGGTAGCAGCACCTTGCGGATGTATTAAAAAATTTTGTAATGTTTTACAGCCTGTACTGTATTTAGCAAAATCTGTTCTTCCATCAAGCTTGGCTCCTAATTCACCTGAAACAAAACTTGTAAGTGCAAGCGTTGTTCTAGGCATTATAACCTCGCATCAGTAAATTCGTTGCTCTCAATCGTTCCTAAAGAATTTTCAGTAGCATCAACAAATCTAGCTTCTCTTAATCTTTCATCAGCTATCGTTTGATAATTGTTTGCTAGAGTAGCATTATTGGTAACGGCATAAGCAATATCTGCTGCTAATGCTGAACTAATCGCTTCTTGTAAATAAACATCATATTCGTTTGGATCGGTAATCAGCGCTATATAAACTAGATAAACCGTACCTTCGTTTGTTTTAATTTTTCTGCCTTCAACTTTATAATCTATGCTGTCGGCAATACTGTCCGTCGTGCCAGTATGAATTTTTAAAACTCTTAAACAATCACTAGGCAAAGTGTAAGCATAAGAAAATTCTACAACAGGCGCTGTGCTGTCTTGAGCTAATTGAACTCTTTTAGTTAAACAATTCCAAGAGTGTGATCTAAATATTCTATTTCTTACTGGTTCATATCTTTGATTACAAAGACGAGCATTCTTACTATCATCTGTTAATGCCGTAATTGTTGATGCACCTAATAAGTTTAATGCACTATTTGCTATATCTACTACGCTTGCCATCTTTTATTTTCCTCACAATTCATTTCTAATCTAAATGGAATTCCTATTTGAACTAAATTCTTATAAAT